CTGGGGCTTAGCGCCCCCGACTCCCATACCCACCCCCCTATAGTCCCCCCTCCCCCTCGCGGTGATGCCTGGCAACGCCAGTGCCGGTAGCAGCGTTGACCGTACAAGACAAGACAAAGCGAGACGGGCGAGCAAGACCAGCCACCGTCTCGCTCTCTTGGGCAGGCACCTCCAGAATGTGCCTGTGAGCCCCTGTAGTGGCCTGAGAGGCCAGGATGAGCGACATCGTGAGTGAGTACACTGGGTCCCAAACCGAGCCCGTCACAGAGCCCCACAGCGCGTCTGAGGGGCATGGTGACATAACGACGGCACCGGCACCCGGCCAGGACCAGCCCCGGCGCAAGCGGGGCCGGCCGCCCGGCTCCGGGGCCGGGTCCAGGCGTATCACACCCACCAGCCCCCTGGTCAGCACCCCCAGTGCCGGCAGCCCGGACCCAGGTTATGCCAGAGTGGCATACATCCCGCCGGGGGCACCACGGAGCACCCTGACCGCCGTCCGGACCGCCGCCGCCATCAGGGGCATCATGGACGGCAAGAGCCTGACCGAGATCGGCAGCGAGATCGGCGTCTCCCCCCAGTCCGTCTCCCGCTACCTCAACCGACCCATCGCCCAGCGCCTCCTGCTCGCCGAACTCGAAGCCGCCGGCGTCACCGCCCGCCGCATGGCCCAGAAGCTCTCCCAGTTGCTCGACGCCAAGCGCATCCAGCTATTGCCAGATGGCAATGGCGGGGTCGAGGAGCGCCTGGTCGACGATAACCGGACCCAGTTGCGCGCTACCGAGATTTCCATCAAACTCTATGAGCGCCTCAACGGTGTCGGTGAGGATGAAAATAAAAACAAAATCGTCGAAGAAATCGAGCGATCGAGAGAAAATCTCAAGAACGCCACGATCGAGGAGCTTCAGATAATTGCTGTACGTCGCAGAGAAAACTCGGACTGATGAACAGGCCGAGAAAATTTCTGGCTGGAAAGCGCGCTACCGTGATCTCCTGGAAGCGAGGATACTCGTCAGAAAACTTGACGACCATCTTGAGCAGGCAGCGGCAATAAAAGAAATCTCCTCGCGCGACCCGATATTCTGGACCAATGCCTTCGGAGTCATCACAACGGCACGAAATGCTGCCAGAGGCGCTCCGGTCACACTCCCGTTCCTGCTCTATCCATTCCAGGTTGATCTGGCCACCTGGCTCATGGATGGTCTGCGCGAGGGCCGGACGCGGCTGGTCCTCAAGTCGCGCGAACTCGGCGTGACCTGGCTCGCCGAGAACCTGATCGTCTGGGCCTGGCTCTTCATCCCCGGCTTTAGCTGCCGCATCGGATCGCGCACCGCTCAACTCGTCGACGCGAATCCTGGCTCGCGGATCGATACGACGCTCTTCGGGCGGATCGAGATCATCCTCGAAAACCTGCCGGAGTATATGCTGCCGGCCGGCTTCGATATCGCCAACAAGCGCTATCGCCAGAAGAACATGCTGATCAACCCGGAAAACGGAAACACCATCATCGGCGAGGCCAGTTCGCCGAATTTCTCCCGCCAGTCGCGCCATACCCTGATCTTCCTCGACGAGTTCGACTTCTGGCCCGACGCCGAATCGGTCTTCACCTCCAGCCATGCTGCCGCCCACGCGCGCTGGATCGTGACCACCCCCAATCCATTCGGCCAGAACATGGCCAAGAAGATCGTCGACGAGAAGCTCGCCGACGTCTTCGAGGCTCCCTGGTACCTCCACCCGGAGCGCGATCTCGAATGGCGCTTGAACCAGGACAAGATTCTCACCAAAGATCGCGCCGCCCAGGAATACGATCTGAGCTTCACTGCTTTCAGCGACCTGAGAATCTATCCGGAATGGGATAGCGTCCCCAAGGGAACCTTCCCCTATCATCCCGGCTGGCCAGTCTACGGTTCGGTCGACTTCGGGCGCGCCGACGGCACCGCGCTCGTCTATGCCCAGCGCAATCCGGCTACTGGGAGAATTCGCATTCTCGGAGCCTACTATCGCGCCGGCAAGACGATCGACTGGTTCTTTCCATTCTTCGGCAAAGAAATCAAGAGCGGAATTCACGACTACGATCCTGAAGACCTCGAATTCATCAAAAACGTTCATCTGTGGACAAGGAAGGGCATCACCTGGTATGGTGATCCAAGTGGCTCGCAACTCACCCAGGCCGCCGATCGTAGCGTTATCCAGCAACTCGCGGATAACAAAATCTACGTGACGACCAATCCATCGATCAATCGCTATCACGAGCGCCAGACCAGGACCAAGCTGGCCATGCGATCGATGGAAGTAAATATCGAGCACGCGCGCCCGCTCGATCAGGCGATGCGCGACTACCGCCGCGCCCGGCCAACCAGCAACCTCAAGGACCCGTCGGCGCTGCTCAAGCCCGTCCACAACTGGGCCTCGCACCCGGCGACTGCCCTGGAGTTCTTGGTCGTCAACCTGCCGCCGCTCGAATCCTACGCCGCGTCCCCGCCGCCAGTTCGCCACCACGCTGCATGGGAGAATCTATGAGCATCGATCCGTCCATGCTCCAGAACATCCCGCCAGAAATCCAGGACGCCCTCTTCAACCAGGCGATGGGCGGCCAGACTCCGCCGCCGCCACCAGACGGCATCTTCGCACCACCGCCGGTAGAGACGCCCGGCCAGTGCGAGCGCGCGCGGCGCATCCGCCCCTTCGAGCTTCCAGAGACCAAGCCCAAGCCAGCGCCTTCGATCGACCAGATCATCGCCTGGAAGAACCAGCGCGTCTCCTACTGGGCAGGCCGCGATGAGCGCATGCGACGCCACGAGCGCCTCTACCTGATGCTCGACGCAGGCACCCTTCCACCTTCAGGCAAGAAGGGAGAAGAGCGGATCGTCTCCAACTACGGTCGCGCCATCGTCGATAAGCTCAGCTACATGGTCGGTCGCCAGCGCGCCCGTATCAAGACCTACCCACGCGCCCAGACGCCAGAACATATCATGGCTGCACAGAATTGTGAGGATTTTCTCTATGACCTCGAACGGCACGCCGACGAAAAGCACATCGCCTCCGGACACCAGTCGATGGCCAGAGATGAGGCGTGGTTTGCTGGCTGCCGCGGCTGGCTCGTCAGCCGTGTCTATCTCGATTACAACTCGATCGAGCAGCCGATCTGTTATGAAATTCGTGATCCGATCTGCTGCTACCCGCGCTTCGGACGCGTCGGCATCGGCTACCTCCGCGACATGATCGTCCACGAACAGACCGATGTCGTCACCTTCCTCGCCGCTAACCCAAAGTACATCGATCACGAGTACTTCAGGGACAAAGACGACCAGGATACGATTACGATCACCTGGTACGAAGACTGCTGGAATTCCGTGCTCATCGCCGATGACTCGGTAGAACTCGATAGCTACCAGCACAACTACGGCTTCTGCCCCTGGATCGTCGACCTGGCCGGAGGCTCGCCATCGGATATTCCAGAGGCGCGTGACCAGCGCGGCTCCGGGCTGCTCGCGCCGCTGACGCACATGATCTCCTACCGATCCAGGATGTACTCCCAGCTTGCTACCGGCATGGCACGCTATGGCAACCCGCCGACGATGGATATCGTCCAGCCCGGTAGCCCCTATCCGGCCCCGCTCGATATCTCGCCCGGAGCGCGCAACCGGCGCACCAGCGACCAGGACACGCGCATTCTCGAAGTACGCGAAGATATCAACCACGCCCAGATTCTTGCCAGCTTCGTCGAACAGGAACTGGCGCGCGGCGGACTGCCGGACATTCTCTGGGGCGATCCATCCGGACTCTCTGGCGGCTTCCACCAGGCCGTCGCCACCCAGGCGGCCGAGGACGCGCTCTTCCCATTCGCAGACTGCATCATCAAGCACCGCCAGAAGCGCAATTCGCTCGCCATGGCAATGGTGCTCGTCGCCGAGCGGCAGGGCATCCTGGAGCCAGAAGTGGACGGCGAGAATCCAGAAGCCATGCCGGAACCCGGCATCGTCTACCGCCGTCCCAATCGCGAGGCGTACCCGCGCCGCGCCGGCCGCCGCCAGTCGGAATACGTCTACTCGGTGCTCAAGCCGGATGATGTCCGCCTGCACGGCCTCGAAAACGAAGTCCAGTTGCGTCGCATGACGCCGAGCGATCTCCTGGCCATCGGCCAGTTCGCCAGCATGATGGCGACATCGGGCCTGCTCGATATGACCTATGTGCGCGACCGCTACCTCGACGTGGACGATCCCGTTGCCGTCAACAATCGCGCCCTCTACGACCAACTCTACAAAGACGAAGAGATCGTCAAGAACGTCTTCATTCCAAGAATGCTCGCCCAGCTTGATCCAGAACTTCTGGCCTGGCTCCAATTCAACCAGGCCCAGAAGCAGCAGCAGGCCCAGCCACCGCCGGCACCGCCGCAGCCACCACCGCCAGCACCACCACCACCGCCACAAGTGCCACTGCCAGCCGTTCCAGGCTTCAATGACGCCCAGCTTCCCAATGAACTCCAGTTCGCTCAGGGCGTTCCCGGCTTCCCAGGCGATCCGGCCGCCATCCAGGCGCTGATCCAGGCGATGATGCAGCCCGTTCAGCCGGGCCAGCTTCCAGGGGAGAATATTCCATGAACTACGACGTTGGTACCATCGTTATCGATGATGATGCCGAAAATCGCGGACCATACCACGCCGGAGAAACTGCCGCGCTGATCTATCGCGGCATCTATGAAAACCTGCCGGCGGATATGAGCCATGAAGAGCGCAAGAAGATCGCGCTCGAACTGACATTCTCGATCCTCGAAGAGATGTTGCGCTAGGAGCAACCAATGCCTGATCCCTATTCGCTGACTCCATCGGGAAACACGCTCAATAGCGAGATCGGGATGGCCAATCCCGATGCCGTGATGGCATCGGAGTTGCGCCGGCGCGGCTACGATCCTGACTTCGGCTATATCGGCAACATCATCGTCAAGCGCTATGCGCGGGTGCTGCCGGAACTCGCCAACATGCTTTCCTTCTACTATGGCGATGTTCTTGGCCAGAAGACCATGCCGTCCTTCTCCGATATCGTCTCACGCTTCGTCAACGCCATCTCGACCCCAGGATCGACCGTCGAGTCGATCCTGGGTCTGCCCGCACCACAGGGCGATCCCGGTATGCCGATCTCACTCCGCGATGCGGCACGGATGGGGCTGATGACCGAGAAAGGCAAGCGCTACCTCATCGATCTCGGCCGCCAGTCCGAAGACTGGCTCAGCAACTTCGCAACGTTCCTCGACATGCTCAGCGGCTACACGCCGGCCTACATGCGCGCATCGCAATCGCTGCGCGACATCAAGTCCCGCCGCTACTGGGAGGACTTCCTCACCCAGGGCCGCCAGGAAATCCCGGCAAGCGACATCATCGATCTCTACCTCCGCTAGGAGCGAGGTGCCATGCCCCCAGGAGTGACCTACGGCGGGGTGCCGTTCGTCAACCCGTTCACCGGCGCAACGTGGAGCCCGATCCAGCAGCAGGCATTCCGCGACGACCCGCGGAATGCCTTCGCCTATATGCTCGCTGCCAACCCAACCAGCGGGCCGCGGGCAGTCCCGCGGCTCTTCCGCAGCTTCCTCGAAGAATGGCTCCCGGAACAGTTCCGCAACTACTCCGCGCTCGGACTCACCGGATCGACGATGAGTTTCGCCGACTTCCTCGCCGGCCGCAATCCGTTCGCTGATTACCCCGTCACGCAGAACTACGCCTCGCGAAGAAATCTCTACGCCGCTCCGGTGAGAATGCTGAGGAGATAGCCATGGTTGCACCACGTACCTACAATCTGGCCCAGCTTGGGCTCCTCCAGGATGACCCAACGCTTGGCTTCGATGCCGCGCTGCGCGCCTACGGGCTCGACCCGGATACCAGCTACCTGGGACAGTATGCTCGCAACCTTGGCAAGCACCTCTCGGCAATGTACAACTTCGGCCCGACCTTCGGTCAGCCGAACGCGATCCAGCAGCTTCCGAGCATGATCGACTCCTTCGCCAGGGCCGTCATGACGCCGGGAGCCAATCCATTCTCCCAATTCCAGAATATCTCCCAGCAGTACTTCTCCGCACAGCCAGGAACGAGCCAGTACGCTGCCGTCAGAACCGGCGACCCAGAGAAAGACCTGGCCGCCGTTCGGGCATTGCAAGCGCTCGAAAATGCGACCAGGACGCCGCTCTACCAGTCGACGGCAGAAAATATGCTCCGGCAGCAGTACCGGACCCTCCTGGGTGGGCTGGCCACCGGCCAGATCAATCAGAATATGACCCTGGCCGATTACCTTGCCGGCCGCCAGGCGGCTCCGGTACCCTACCAGCCGCCGCCAGCTACCACCCAGCCAGGTACCACTCCACAAGGAACCACTCCGCCTGGCACTACGCCGCCTGGTACCACCCCGCCATCATCCGGCCCGTGGCAGCTTCCCTCCGGGCGGCCAGATATCGGTGTGAGCGTGCGCTGGCGCAGCGATGGCGCGCTTGGTTCGGACTGGCAAGATCGCTACGCGCTGCTCGGCAACGTCAATCGCGCCCCCAGCGACCGCACAACGGCCATCATCCGGCTCGCATCGCGCCTCTCGATCCACCCGGCGCTCGCTAAGGCGCTCATCGATAGCGGCGTCTACGACCTGCTCGGCATCGTCGATCCGGCGATCGTGCGGAACGATGAAGCTCATGCAGGACACGACCGACGTTTGGGGCCGCCGTGGCGAAGTCAACAAGGTTCCTGGCTGGGGCTGGCAAGAGGCGGCCCGGCTCGTCAACCTTGCCCAGAAGCTTGCTAGCGCGCGCTCGATCGAGGAGGGCCTCACCAGCCTTGGCATCGCCCCAGAGAAGGCGCGCGAGGTTGCTCAGCGCTACCGGACGCTCAGGGGTGTCTAGTGTTCTTCCAGACCGACCCGCTGACCCTCTTCAGGACGCTGACACCACTGGCGTTCGCCGCGCCAGATATAGCGCTCAGCCTGCTCTTCAAACCAGCCAGTCCGCCATCGCTACGCCCGGTTATTCAACCGCCAGAGTTTCGACAGTACACGCCACCATCCACGTTCGCGCCCACTATGGATACTGCCTGGTGGAATACCAGACCAGCCCCATCGCCATATGCGCTGGCATCGCCAGACCAAATCACCGGCAGGCCATGGCCATCCAGAAACGCAGAGCAGAAGCAGCGGACCGGCCAGACGCAGCGCAGCGCGCCGGCTCAGCAGCAGCAGCCGGTGCCTACCAGCGCACCGGCTGCTGCTGCTGAGCCGGCCGAGATGCCACAGCAGACTCAACAGCAGCCGCCGCAGCAGCCGCCGCCACCAGAGAAGCAAAGCGCGACCGGAGATGGGCTGACGCCGCTCGAAGCAGCCGTCTATCGCTACGCAGGCGACGACAAAGAGCTTGCTAGAGCGATGCTGATGGGCGCGCTCATGGAAGGCGGCAACCTGACCGGACCATGGAACTCCGGCGATAACGGCCAGTCACACGGCCCCTATCAAATCTACCAGGGCGCGCATGCCGGACTGATTACGCCGGAAGAGAGCAACGATCCCGACATCGCCACCCGATTCATGCTGCCCAAATATAAGGCCGCCATCGCCTCGCTGCGCAAAGAGCAGCCCGACCTGTTCAAGACCAATCCATACCTGGCCGCAGCCATCGTTGCCTACCGCGCCGAGCGACCAGCCGCGATGTACCCAGTCGCCAGACAGCAGTGGGCCAGAAGCGTCCTTGAGCAGCGATTCAGAGAATAGCCATGGTCGATCAGGTCAACTATAGCGATCCATTCGCGGCATCGCTTTCTGGATCACCGGGCCGACCACTCTCGTTCGAGGATGTGCTCTGGCTCCTCGATACCGGACGGCGCGAGATTGCCCAGCCGGCGCTGGGCTACTATCTCGCTGGGCGCAGAGCGCTCAACCTGAACCCGTTCGTCGAGCAGGCGCTCTTCCCATTTACTGCCATCCCAGCCATGCTGTCCGACCAGGCAGCGCCGCAGCGGCCTGAAATTTCTGGCCTCGATCCGGCCAGCATGCGCCGGTACTGGGAAGAGGCGACGGCTGGCGGAAACGACCTCGCACGCGCCGCGCTAGAGATCGCACTCGATCCAACCAGCTATCTCGGCGGACCAATCAAGACTGTTGGAACGAAGCTCGCCGCCAAAGCACCAGCGCTCGGACCAGTGGTGGGACCAGTGGCGCGCGCCGCCGGCACCGGACTGGCTACGGTAGACGATGCCTACATTCGCGCGACCGACAGGTTGCTTGGCGGCATCGGCAATTTCCTGGCGGCGACGATCGGCAAGACAAAGCCATTCCAGCTATCCAAGCAAGCCATCTTCGGCGATTACTTTACTAAGTTGCTCGATGCCTTCGAGCAGATGGAAAGACGCATCAGTGGGAGAGATAAAACGATCAATATCCTCGATATCCCTGGGCGCACGAGCGTTGGGGATATCATGAGCAGCGCCAAGAAAGAACTCGAAGACATTCTTTCAAAGAACCCGTCATATGCAGGCAAAAATATCAATGAGTACGGCGTGCTTGCCAGGCGCGAGCGCAATCTCTTCAAAGAAATTCTCGATCGGGTGAATGATTTTACCGGACAGTGGGACGAGGCGATCTACTATAATCTGCTCAAGAACGCCTACCAGCACCTGCGCCAGATCGCCAATGACTTCGATATCGCCGTCGAACATGTCTTCAAAAATAGGGAGTGGTATCCCGGAGTCAAAGACGCCAGCGACAATCTCATCCCCATGCCGGAAATTGTGAAGAAAGATATAGACAATCTCATGGCGCAGCGCCATCGATCGACGATGGACGTGCTTGAGTCATGGCTAGAGGCGCTCAAGGCATCGGAGAAGTACCGCGCAGACATTGCCGAGGTGATGGCAGACCCGGTGACTGGTGCAACTAGGACGCTCAGCATGCCGAAGGAGTATGCTAATTACAAGTACCTCATCGCCAATGCCATTGATGAAATCGACGCACTGTTCAACCAGCATGCCTACCTGAGAAAACGATTTGGATCGCCGGATGAGGAACTCGCCGCTCTCTCGAATATCGGCGAGTACCTTTCCTACCGCAATATGGTCGACTTCCTCAAAAATCTTTCCAGTATTGGGGCTTCTACCAAGGATATCTTACCATCGCTGGTTGGAGCAGGGCACCTGAAGAATGTTCCTGTTTCTCCAGAATCTGCCGCGCCTGGCATCTATCGCTACCGCCAGAATTTCTACGACGATATCGCCAGGAATGCGAGGGCGCTCGAATCGCTCATGCTCTCCGTGGCTGACTCGCACGACGAGATCATTCGCAGCATCTACAACGACATGGCTAGTGCAGCAGAGGATATTTTCTCGCTGGCCATGGCCGAGCGTGGGGCGATCTCGTCTGGAAAGAGGCGCTTCGAGGCGTGGCTGAGCAAAGAGGCTTCCGACTTCATCAAGCCGCAAAGCGAGCGCATCCAGCGCCTGTTCGACGAACTGGCAAGCGACCAGGATCGCATCAAGCGCGTGATCACCAAGACGCTTGAGGAGAAGGGCATCACCGATGCCAAGACGATCAAGTCGACTATCCAGAGCCTCACGCCCGATCCGCAGGCGATCATCGATTTCCTCAAGGAGAATGGCAAAGACCCTCAGACGATCAACTCGGTCGAGTCGATCCTGGAAAAGTGGTCCCTGAACCTCTTCAAGGACGATCCATTCCGCCTGGTTGCCAGACGGTTCAGGGAGGCCAAGGCTGTCGAGCTTGGTCTCAACAAGCAGAGCATCTGGGGGCGGGCGCTCTCTGGTGCAGACACGCTGGAGTCGATGCTGCGCGAAGAGGCACTCATGGCACCATCGACGAGCGGCATGAACCTCGCCGGCGGTATCTTCCTCGCATCGCTCGATGGCACGCCGCCACGCGAGATCGTCCGCCTCTTCAAGGAGAACCTCCAGCGCTTGCGCGCCGGTGGCAAGGAGTTCGTCCCGTCAGAGATTCTCGATATCCACGAGAAGCTCGGCGTTACCGTCCCCAATGAACTCAAGCGCCAGGTGCACGATGCGGCCGGCAACCTAGCCGGCCGCCCTGCCAACGTTATTCCCGGCCTCGGCGAGCAGCTTGCCGAGACGGCGACCGAGCGCGTCAATCCATTCGTGCGCGGTGCCATTGGCGCGATCCAGGGCGCTGGCATGCTGTCGCCGCTTGGTCCTGCTGGCATGGCCGCCGGCGCTGCCGCCGGCGCTGCTGCAAAGGTCAAGCTCCAGCCGAAGATGGCGCGCCTGAACCGAGCGGTCTATGACGTCATCGAGGGCGCGCTGCGCGGCGCTCGCTATCTTGAGAAGTTCAACGAACTCTTCCCACGAGAGAGCCTGAATATCTTCGATGAGGCGCTGAGAACCATCGAGCCGAGAAGAATCGGCGAGATCAATCCGAAGATGCTCGACGTCCTGCCAGGCGGACCGAGACTCGATTTTGACGCATTCAAGAAGTTCGTCACCTCCTCTTATGCCGCCAGGCAGAACCTGATCGTCAACACCCCAAGAAAGGAAGCATTCATCAACGCCATTCGAGAAATGCTCGAACTCCCCGATACTGCTACGCTGCAAGATATTACCAGCGCCATCGGGAAGAATGGACTATTAATCAGCCCAGACCGTCTGCGTGGGTTGCTCGTCGATGCCGGCGCTTCGGTTGATGACGCTGCTGCTATTGCTCGTAAGTGGGAGAGAACGATCGAGAGCATCGCCAGTGAGTCGATCAAACACTCGAACAAGACGAACTTCGACTATCTCCGGACGGCGAATTTCGAGGAGTTCCTGCGCCGTGTTACTTTCTTCCCAGTCTGGACGACCAGGGCGACGCCGATCTTCATCCGACTTCTGGTCCAGAACCCGGTATTCTTCAATGTCATCAAGGCGCTCAACCAAATCTCGATGGAAGATAAAGACGTACCGGAGTCGATGCGCGGCTTCGTTGGCACCGGCGGTGCCGGCAATCTTCTCGCCGCAGCACTCTTTGGCCGTGCCGGCATGGTCTACATTAACCCGGTGCGCGGCTTGATCCCCATGGCCGATGCCGGCGGGACGCAATTCACGCGCGATGACCAGGATTTCATCGGGTCACTCGTCTCGATGATGCAGCGGTTCGGCCTGGGACCGGCACCGCGCGTCTCGCTGCCACTCCAAGTGCTTGGTCTCGCGCCGCAGGATAGCTTCAATCTGATGCGCACCAGCCAGCTTCTCGAACTGGTTGGTGCTCCGATCGGCATGCTGGCGGGTACCGGCATCGACAGCCCGGAGAAATTCATCAAGTCGGCACTGCGCGGCGCTTCGGAGTTCATCGGCACGAACCGGTACGATGAGTCTGTGACCGGCAGCGACTACAAGGATCAACTGATCCGCCGCCGCATCGCCGAGATGGCCTACGAAAAGACGGGACGGGCACCCTACGGCGTCTGGCTTGAGGCCATGAACGGCGGGCGCAGCACCGGCGGCGAAGACTTTGCCGGACTCTCGGAAGAGGCAGCGAAAATCTGGAACCAGGCCAGGCTTGACGTCGAGCGGCAGCTCTTCATCAGTAATCTCATCACCACGCTCATTCCGCTGAGAACCCGCTTCATGAGCGAGACGGAGCGCGGTCTCCGCCAGCTTGCCAACCCGATCATGGAAATTCCGCGCGAGAGCCTGGCGCGCGAGTTGCTCGTCAAGCAGTTCCCGCAGGCAATGGCGCTCTTCGACACCAGCAACACCAAGCAAGATGCCGTTCAGCGGCAGATGCGCGGCTACTCCGAACTGCGCACGAACATGATGTTCCTACCGCCCGCTAGTAGGAGGAGGCTGATCGACGATTACCTCGCCTCTCATCAGGCGCTCGCTCGCTACCTGGCGTGGCGCGAGGCAAATAACTATACTGGTGAAGATGCATTGAGTACCTACGTACGTGGAGGAAGATAGGTGAGCTTCATTACCGATCCAACCGTTCAGCAGAATGTCCAGTTCAACCAGACCGACAGCGGGCTCACGACCGATGTCAGGCCGCCAGCCGATCAGCCGAGCGATTCTGGCCGGCAGCAACCAGAGGAAACCGAGAACTATCCATCGCTCGATGAGGTTCTTGCATCGCTGCGTGGACAGCAGACGCAGCAGACACCGCAGCAGCAAACTCCGCCAACGCAGCAGCAGACGCCGCCACCATTCGATCAGGACCCGTTCTTCAAGGCATTCCAGCCGCCACCATCGTGGTCTCAGCCAGAGCTTCCGCCGCCGCCGCAGATCGATCGCTCGCTGCTGATCCCAGAAGTAGTAGAAGCGAAGAAATCAGAGATCACCGCGCGCTATTCTGCTGCCTGGCATCATGCTCAGGATGAGACGCAGCGCCAGGCCATCCAGATGGCGCACGCTGCCGAACTCGCACAGTTCGATGCCAAGGTCGAGCGAGCGAAAATCCAGGCAGAGCGTTATGAACACGAAGTGAAGCTTGCCAAGCAGCGGGCAATGACCGAACCGCTCTATCGCCAGATCGTTGCCCAGAAGCTGAGCGAGCGGTATAAAGTACCAGTCGAACAGCTTCTCAAAACACCATGGGGCGAGGAAATTACTGATCCGGCGCGCATGCTTGATGCTGCTCTCTACCTTAGCTCGTTAAGAGCACGAGAGAATGCGCAACAGCAAGCATCGCAGAGCGTTGCTCCATCAACAACGGGCGGACCTCGCGTTAGCGACTTTGCCGAGCGGGTGAGGCGTGCCTCACCAGAGGAATTCCAGAAACTCGTCGAACAGGCAATGAGGACCGGCATCAAAATCTAGAGGGGGGAGAAACTTCTCATGGCGACGTTGCTCACGAGTGGCCAGGGTTTTGGTGGTAATACTGGACAGTTCAAAACCTTCTATGACCGCATGCTCCTTGAGCGCGTGCGGCATAATGAGGTCTACAACCGCTTTGGCCAGAAGGCGCGCATCCCGCGCCGTGGCGGCAAGACGATCGAGTGGCGGCGCTTCGCTGCGCTTCCGCAGGCCACGACGGCGTTGACCGAGGGTACCACTCCGAACGGGTCGGACCTCTCCTTTACGTCGGTCACGGCGACCGTGGCGCAGTATGGCGACTTCGTGCGCGGTTCCGATCTGGTCGACGTTACCGCTATCGACCCGATCATCACCGTGGCGACCGATCTCCTGGCCCAGCAAGCATCGGAAACCTTCGAGGTCGTCACCCGCGCGGTGCTTGAGGGCACGACCAACCGGCAGTTCTCCAAGCCCGACGATGCAGCCGCAACGGCAAACTTCCCGACCGCCGTCACCGGCATCAAGAGCGCCGGCGGCGTGCCGGCATCGCTCAAGTTCATCGATCTGGTCCGGGCTTCGAAGACGATGTTTGCCAAGCGCGCCCTGCCGGTTTCCGGCAGCCGCTACGCCTTCATCATCACCCCGGAGCAGTGGGCCAACTTGATGGCCGATCCCGACATCCGGCAGACCTGGAACTATGGCCAGCGGGATAACCTGATCGATGGCGAGATCGGGACCTACATGGGCTTCGACTTCTACCGGACCAGCCTGCCAAGCACCGCCAATGGTGGCGCAACTTATGCCGGCAGCGCGGTTCCGACCGGTGTGGTCGCTCAAGGCGGCTTCGCCATTGGCCGGCAGGGCTATGGTGTCATTGGCCTGGAGGGAATGGGTCTGGAGACAATCACCAAGACGGTTGGTTCCGGCGGTGCCACCGGCGACCCACTCAACATGATCTGGAGCCAGGGCTGGAAAGCCGTCCACAAAGCCGTCATCCTGAATGAAGACTGGGTTCTGCACGTGGTTTCCAGTGTCTACGCCTAATACTGGCGAGTAACACTGGTGCTCCTTGAAGCCGGGCCGGATCGTGCTGACGATC